ATTTTTCTTAATAAATTCTCTTAATTCTTTTATCGCCATATTTAATAGTTTAGGGTTATCATACACACCGAGAAACGATTCTCTTGCTATTTCTATTGGAGTGATCTCATACGAGTTAGTAAAACATCCATCTTTGAAGAATCTACTTTTAGATTCAGCTAAACAATGGATACTTTCGCTAGTTGTTAATGGAATACTTATTACATATTCCGAAGTAACTTTAATTATGACAGACGGCCTAGGCTTATTTTTAGGAGCGCATATACGTATCACATCCGACTTTTTAAAGTATTCAGGACAGAATCGAGTTGTAGTATCTTCTTCAATATCAGTTATTAGTTTTCTTATAGCTGATCCTACATAAGACTGAGTTGGAATTATATAGTCTATTGTTTCTTGCTTTGTCATAATAATTTATTTAAATGTGATTGGTGCGCCGAATAAAGCTTGAAACAAAAGAGAAACAGCAAAGCAACTCCCTACAAATTTCCAAACCTTTATTAAATTAACAGGAGTAGCATCAAACAACCAAGCTAATCCAACAATAACGGTTATAATAAAAGTTATCATTCCTAGCATCATAAATATCTGTGTTATTCTTAGTCGTATCATAATTTCTAATTTTTAATTGTAACCTCGGCTATTAAACAATCAACTAACATATAATTCATAGCTTCTTCAAGCGTTTTAAAGTCCTTGTTTTTATTTGTTTCTGGCTCTGGAAATAAACATAAAAAACGTCTTTTTCCATCAAATTCAATAAAATATCGATGCTCTTCTGTATATATCTTCTCAATTTCATCATCCATAATCAAATCAGAACCGTAATAATCCATTGCTAATTCATCTCTTTTTCGATCTCCTAGAGTATTCCACCAAATTATATGTTTAGGTTGTGTTTTCATATTAAATATCTTTTAGCCATTGATCAATAAATTCTCTAGTTTTAGTATCTTGTTCTTTTGTACTCCAATTTAAAATTTCTATTGAGTTTACATCTTCTCTGGCAACCGATTCTAAAAATTTTAATAGGCTATCTTGGTTATCGTCTGTCGTATAAACATAGGAGTTATGATAATCATTTTCTGTTTTTAATTGCACTTTTGCGGAAAATGTATAATCATCAAATTGCTCTCTACTGTATTTTAATCCGTTTACTGTTTTCATAAATTAATTGTTTTATGTTTTTCCAATTCGGCGGAAAAAAGATTAAAACCAAATCTCTTCTCTAAGCCTTCCAATTTTAAAAGTGAAGTATCTATATAACTTTGAACAGTTGATTCCTTACAGAAGGTAAAAGGTAGTTGCTTGCCTGTTGAAACATGTACACACTTTCTTAATGTTTTTCCTTGTAATGATTTTACAGGTAGTTCTGCTATTACAAACTTATGGTTTTTATATTCAAATATTTTTAACTGTTTTATTTCTTTTTGTCCGTAATCTGTGAATACTATCATATTTCACTATTTAAATAAGAGTTGTATATTTCTAAACCTAAATCAGGATGAACACAGTTTCTTAATATTTGCACAGGACAATGATTACCTTTATAATAAATCACCTCTTCAAAGTGCAAACCTAACCATTCCATCATTTCCTTTTTGCCTTGTAAATTAGCTTTTGTAATAAAACCTTTTGGGCGTTTAACATCTTCCGCAACAAAATCAAAATTAGTCCAGAATAAATGCCTCCCTATTCTTTTAGAAGGTTCTATCAAAGGTTTGTAATAAGGAACTACATTTTCAACTACAAACTTACCTTTAAAGAAATGAGTTAAAAAGACAATAACTTCATATAATTTGAAATCTGGATAATCAGCAACTTTATGTCTGGTTGCTTTCATCATTCTACTGTGTTTTTGGCATGGTGGAGAAATCCAAATAAAATCAAACTGATCAAAATTATCTTTTAGATATTGATATGCGTCTGCTATTATTACTGTATCTTCTGGAAATAACTTCTGATATACATTCGCTATTTTTGTATCAGATTCTATTGCCGTAACTTCACAATTTTGCCAGTGTTTTCTGTTTCCTCCTATACCAGCACAAAGATTTAATACTCTTTTCTTTTTCATAAATTCCTGGTTTTTAAAGTCTAATTTTGAGTGTGCCATTTATACCTGTTCCCTTCAAACAGTAAAATGTTAGAAGTCCTTTATATACTTTAGTATAAGTAATTCCAAGTCTGTTTAATTTTGGTTTAAGTTCGTTACTTCCTGCAAATAACATAACTGTTTTTGTTGCTATGATTGCAGGAGAATCGTCTGTTTCAAATACTATATCTTCCATTTTTATTAAGATTTAATTTTGATTATTTCTATAATATCATGATCGGTTTCTAACCTTTTATTTTCGTTTCTCATTACAAAGCCGTCATTAGTTCTTGTACCTTTACCTAAAGATTTATCTAGGTATTGCACTTCGTGGTCATAATAATCTACTTCGGGATTTAGTTTTTTAACGTATTTTAATTTTAAGCCGTGTTTAGATATTAAAATATCTCCTTCTTCGCAAATATTTAAGTCTATATTCATCTTAATTCAAATTTAAAGGGTTAAACAAATTGATTCCGTAAACCTTACATAAGTCTATTAATAATCTTCTTTTACTGAATGCAAATAAACATATTCCGTCTATTGGTTGACATTCATAATATGTTATACTGTTGGTTTTTGTTTTAGTTATGGTCATTTTCTGTTGTTTTTAGTTCTTTTTGCCGAAAATTAGTTATCAATCCAACTTCCCATAGTCCAATCCTCATTTAAAAGAAATGCTTCTTTAGGTACTTTATCTGGCTCTAATTCATTTATCCAAAAATATCTCATGCTTTTATATCTTCTGGATTTAGTTATGTAATCAGTGTTTACTTGTGTTTTTTCGGGTAAATTTACTTGTTTTAAAAAGAATTTAGTATTATTTTGTAGTATACTGACAATTGATTTAACACAATAACTGTTGTCTGTGTAGCCCGCAATCCAAAATAATCTCTTTTCTGTTGGTGAGTAAAATAGGTCTTTCATAGTTTAGCTTGTATTTGTTCTTCTATCTCATTATAGTTTTCATTGTAAAACTCCTCGGCTTCATCAGAAGAAAACCAATCTGCTTCAAATGAATATTCTTTACATCTTCCTGTATTATAAGCTTCTAAATTTCCTGTTATTTCTCCTTGATCTACTGTAATTGATACATATAAATCTTTTTTGCTAACTTCTATTTTCATAACTAATACTCGTTATATTCTGTTATAATAAATTCTAATTCCGTACCCCATCCAAAAGCGATACAATTTAAAATATCGTCTTCAGATAAACCGTAGAAAAATACATCGTCATCATTTAATTCTTGACCTTCTGTAAAATCTCCATCTTTTACAATATAGTCTTCAAAGTTTTCGTTTGTATCTTTCCAATATCCTGTTATATAATAATATCTTTCCATTACATTTGTTTTTCTGTTGTTATTACTATTGAATTAAAGTTTTCAGGGCATAGAACTGTTCCTTTGTATTTAATTGTTTTCCCGCCGTTTTTCTTCTCTTCTTGCAGATACTCTATTAAGGTATCTATGTCTATTTCTTTCATGCTTGTGGTTCGTTAAAGATCAAAATTTCAATCTCTTCTTTTGAATAGTGTTCCTGATTTGAATTAATTACTCTTAATTCTATTTCGTCTTGTTTATGTTTTTCGCCCGAAATAAAAGCAAAATAACAAAGAGAACCTATTGCGATAAATACCGCTGTAAATAATATAATATTTTGTTTCATGATGTTTTATTTTTGATTTAACCAAGTAATATAATCCAATAATTCAAAATCTTCTTTTTCGTTATTGATAGTATAGTCATTATCCCAATCATATAAAGGATTATAATGGTATGTTATTTTTATAACGCTTCCGTTTAATTCGTAGTCATCTAATTTTAATTGTGATTAATTGGGTTTAAGATAATCTAAATATTCAGATAATAAATCATGTGTAGTTTTCATAATACTAACTATTGTAATTTTCTAATTCCTTTTTCGTGCAGGTTTTAAAACCGTAATAATCTAAGAATGCGTTTATATGTGTCGCTGTAGTTGGACTGTAATAACCAAAAACAGTCATTTTATTATTTGTTGTGTCGTACTTGGCTACAATTGTTTCATAACTTTTTAATTGCGCGATTCCGTTCTCTTCTATTACTTGACATTTACCGTAGAATGATTTACGGTTGTTTACGGGTGTAAGATTGAATGTTTTCATATCTTAAGCTCTTCCTAAATAGTTAACACCTCTGTATGTTACGTCTGTATAGTCTTGCTCTACATTTTTAGATGTTGCTTCCCAATCAATCTCTATCCAACTTGGAAAATCTTTTGGTATGTAATCTAATTCTTCCAGTAAGTCTTTTGTATACTCTTCAAAATCATCATTATTAATTAATGTTACCCCGTGTATAAACTCATCTCCTAAATCATTTTCTATTTGATCTATTTCGTCTATCTCTTCCAATTCGTGCTCAAATTCTTCTTTCCATGATTCTAATTCTTCCTCATCTAAAAGAATATCTTCAAAAGAATCCGTTTGGTCTTCATATTGTGGGAATGTTTCTATAAAAGAGTTAAATATAGTTTCTTTTAACTCATCTCTTTTTTCTATTAAGTCTCTTGTGTCTAAAATGTCCATGATGTTATGTTTTTAATTGGTTGTAAATATAATAAATTTTCGGGAAAAAAGAATAAAAAACAGAAATAAATTAAAAATCAATCTCGTTATTAATCAAACTCTCTTCTATTAATTCTATTCTCTTTAAAAGAAGAAACAATTTAATATCAGACCATTTTCTAAAATCTTCTGTTGCATTCAACATATTTAAGTCCTTACCTAAAATATATTCTTCTTTTGCTTTGTTTAACTCAGTTATTAAAGCTTCTCTGTGTTGTGGTTCTAGTGTCATTTGTTTTTAGTTTTTTATTTTCGCGCGAAAAGATTAAACAACAATAATAGTAAGACTATCACTAAAATAAACCCTATCAAATAATAAAGTTGCTAAGTCATTTTCATTCATATATAATTTGTTATTGTGGTCATAAGAAGTATAACCTTTACTTATATGAGCAGTTATATCCTCATATAGATTTGGTTCGTAAAATGCAGTTGTATCTCTTTTAATTAATTCTAAGATACAGGATTTAGGTATTCTAATTGTTTCCATTTTTTAAGTTTATTTAATTGGTGGATTTGAATTATATAATTTCCAATGCGTTATATCATTCATTTCATAATACTTTAAAAATTGATCTGTTACAATCTCTATTTCTTCTATTGTTTTTTCAGTTAAATCCCTGAATGATATAATCTTCTGCCCTATTAAGGGTAACTGTTTAGTCATTTTTATCCATCCATTACAGTCAGTTACTTCACTACATTCTAAGCAAACAAGGTATGTGTAACCCGCTAAAACTGATAGTTTCTTATTACATATTTTACAAATAGGCTCCATTTTTGTGTGATTTTATATATTAAATCGGTTTATTTCCGATTATCTGTTGATTATTTCGCGGAAAAAAGAAATTAAAACAGGCTTTTAAAAACAGCAATAACCTCTCTCAAAGAAAAATGATTACCAATACAATCAAAGCCATTCTCTAATATAATATATCTGTTAGTATTTAAGTCGTGCTGATAGTAATTAACAATCTCGTAATTGCCTATCTTTTTATTTATTGGTTTCATGTTTAGTGTGAGTATTAACGAATTTAAATAAATCCTCTGTTATAATTCGTAAGATGCACTCTCTGGAAATTATCTCAATATCTGTTAAGTGGTCACCCCTATCATTTAGAACAGTGTAATAGGGACTATTTATGTAAGATATTACTTTACCCATATTAATATGAATGCTGTAATCTATGTAACCTTCAATTTGATAAAATCTAGTTACTATATCAGGTAATCTTATCTTAACCTTATTTCGCCAATCATTAAATATACGGTCTTGACGTTTTCTTGTAATTGGGTTCATAATAATATGATTTAATGATTTTAACCTCTCCACTCTTTATATTCATTAACAGAACTTAATGTATCATCTATAAAACTTTCTATATTTTGATAATTTAAATCTGTTATCTTAAAATAAAACTCAAACGGTGTTTTTAGATAAGCTAAATTAGTAATTAAATTCTTTCTGCTGTTAAAACAACCTCCATTCTTGCTAAATCTTTCTTTTGGTGCAAAGTGTCCTTGCGGGAATTTATGAAGACTAAAACGGCTCTCCATTATTTCAAGGTTTTTATTTCCTTCTTTACACGCATCTTCAAAAGAATCAAATACGCCTATAGTAATTGTTTTATTATTGTAGTTCTTATCTGTTTTATCTTTGTTTACGCTTGTAAATCTAAATTCTAATGTAACTAAATATTTTGTGTCCATAATGGTATTATTTTAGGATTATTTTTCGCGGGAATAAAAAACTAAGAAAACATTTTACCTGTAGATAAAAACTCATATTCATTAGCAATAAGAGTTTCTTTAATATACTCGTCACTATTAAAATATTCAATTTCAGCATATCCTATTTTTTCCAGTTCTTTACATAAGTCTAAATAGTAGTTTTCAATTCGTTCTCTTACTTTTGATACAACCTCATTACAATTATCTGTATTATAGTGGTTATAATCTTCTAAATCAAAACCAATATCGCTTGCACTTGAAAAAGCATAACGCCCTGTAACTTTAATAGCGAAATCTAAATTATCTATTAATACTTGTATTTGTTTTTCCTTGTTTTCTCCCATAATTTCGGCGAAAAAAGAAACTAAAACAGAATTTTCTAAACCACTAGAATTAAAACTTAATCCGTCACCTTGTGAGTAACTTAAACTATATAGTAAATCAGCATCTTTAAATCCTTTTTCTTTAATAGTGTTTAAACAATCCTCTTCAAACATATCTAAACTGATATGCTCATAATTATCATTTCTAAATTTTTCTATTGCAGTTTCTTGTTCTTCTTTGTTTAACTCATTAAAAGTATAAACCTTTGTTCTTATTGTTCTCATTTGTGTCACGCCTTTTTAATCTGAAGCGTCTAACAGTATTAAATTATTGTTTTAGTGTCTTAAATCAGCTAAAAGTAGCTTTAAATTGTTTGTTCTGTGTTTTGTTTAATATTTTTGGAGGGGAAAGAATTAAGAAAAAACAAGCTCTTTTAAATAAGCAAAACTGTTTTTAGCTTTTCTTTGTTGGGGTAATCCTGACTTATACCTTTTAAAGTTATACTTACTAACTGAGTTAATACTCGCTAACTTATCTAATGTACCTCTAACTGATAATGATCTCGATTCTTTAGAACACTTATTATTGCTAATTATCGCACTATAAAATATAGATTTATTATTTCTTCTTGCTCTTCTTTCGTTAGTAAAAGCCATTCCTTTAGAAAGTTTATTTGGTCTGTTTTGTATCTGAGGTTTAACACCCCAATATAATATCTGTTGTTTGCTTTTAGTTTTCATTTTAGTAAGTTTTATTTGTGAGGGCAAAATCGCCGCAAAAAAGAATTAAAAAAGGATAAAAGAACAGTTAATTATCTTCCAAACTCCAAACTATATAACCCTGATATTGTGAAGGTATTAAATAACTCTCTGAATACTCACCTAATAAGTTATCTAACTTCTCTTCTAAATTTTCTTCATATTCAAATATAAAATCTATTGAATGAACTACACAGAACATGTTAACCTCAGCAGGTACATTATAAGCGTCTTTCATTCCCTCACGGTCTTTGTAACTATCATCACAAAAAGTAATATTTCCTAAGAACCCGCCATAAGGTGAGTTTCTATATTCTAAAATTTCAATTAAAGTTGCTGGTTTCATAATTATATAAGTTTTCTTAATAGTTCTCCTAACATTGGGTAAAGGGTTCTATCATGATACACCCTTCCATTTTCATCAATAATAAATACTTTATCGTTATCCTGTACAGAATATCCTGTGAGTTTTTGCTCTTTTATTTGTACGCAAACATCCGTTAATTGTAAACCTGATGTTATTTTACCTACTATTTTATTATCTAGTAATAGATTTACAGTCTGTTCTTGTATTTGTTTTATCTCTACCATAATTGTGTTAAAAATTGTTAAGGTTTAAATTTAAGTATTCTCCTATATAAGTTCGAAGCCTGACCGATGGGTCATATTTTTAGTATTTTAGAGTAATAAAATGTTTGTGGGTGGGTTTGTCCTCTCCTTTAGACACCTCTAAATATCTTTTTAGCTTTGACAAACATCAATGATAGCAAGGTCTTGTCTGATTTCTTCTAGTAAAGCTATTGCATCTTTATAGTCTTTGTTTTGTATTGCTTCTATAGATAGGTTTATATCTTCTATTAGTTCTTTTAGGTCTAGTTTGTACATAATTAAACTGTTTTTAATTCTTTTTTGCGCGAATCATTGTGCATAAGTTCAGAACCTACGCTTAATAATACTCATTTTCTTCTATATCTCCCTCAGATTTAGCCTTTTTAACTCTATAACTATCTGTGTTACCGCTATTTTTAGTTGCAGGATAGTATTTAAATGGTAAAATAAGCAGATACTTATCGCTTTCAATTACCTTATTTAGCTTCAATCTGTTATTTAAAGTGTTTCTGTGTATTCCTAATAGTTCAGATAGCTTTTGTTTCTCTGCTACTATTGTAAGACTGTTTGTTTCTTTGTCTTGTAGTATATACATAACTGTTCTTTTATTTGTTGTGTAGTCATTTTCTTTCTGTTTTTAATTCTTTTTTGCGGAAATTAGTATATTAACTCTTCAATATCCACGCCCTCAGGCAGTTCAAATAAAGCCCAACCTTCTGCCCAATTTTCTAAGTCAACGCTATGTACATTCCCTTTAAAACAGCCTTTTAAACTTTCAAAGTATACTCTGTTGTTTGCTATACCTCTATACTTTACAGGTTCACCCATATAAGAGCCGTCTGTATATTTTAATACGTCAGTTGTTACTCCTAAATTTTCATTATATTGTTTGTTATAAATCTCAGCTCTCTGTACTCTAGTGATTATATCACCTATTTTAAAATTTTTCATTGCTCTATGTTTTTAAATTTTCCTATTTCTGTAACTGCTTCTAAACTTGTTTTAAGTTCTTTGTCTAGTCTATTGTTTACTTCTGTTTGTATTTCTTTGAACAGTTGTATTGCTTGTTTAGGTGTTTTTTCGTCGAATATTGAAGTAACTATTTTGTTTACTTTTATTTCGTTGTCTTTTTTAACTGTTTCTATTTTCTTTTTGCGCAAATAAGCTTGACATTTTTTAATTAGTTTTTCCATTGTTTTAGTTTTTTATTCCGCAGAATTTTCGTTATACCATTTAATAAAGTCAATACAACTGTTATAAACTGCTGTTATATCATTTGTTACAAACATCCATAATTCCGCCCTAAATAAAGAATCAACGTTTAACTCATCAGCCTTTAATGAACATTTGTCTACAACTTCTATTAACCAGTTCCAATCAGAATAAAACATTAGGTTGCAAGGTGCTACTAAATAACCTCCACTATCTTTACTTTCATCCCAATAAGTAGGACACCATTCTTTAAAATCTGAGTTACTTGTTTTATTACTATGAGGCACTTTAAAATCTCCATCCTCAAAAGAATAGTCCATAAAGCGAGCAATTAATATATTATTTTCCATTGTCTAACTATTAAATAATTGTTTTACATCCTCTCTATTCGCAAACAAACCATATAAAATAAAGTCTTCGCTTTTGTCTCTATCTCCTATTAATATAGTCTTACTGTCTTTTACTCTTTTTATAAAGTATTGTTTAGTACTGTTTTTCTTTATTAGTTTGAAGGATTTTGTTGATTGAACGGATAAAACTGTTATTTCTTTGTTTTTATTTTTTTTTCCGCGAAATCTAATTTGTCTAAGTATTCTTTAAGTTTCATAATGTTAGTCTTTTAGTTCTCTTTTTAAACAATTTTCTCTTTTGTTATGTCTGGCTTTAATTTTATATTGATCATAAGCACGCCAATATGAAGTTAAATTATCTACTTTCTTAAAGCAATTTAATTCTTTCTTAATTATTTTATATGCTATATCTCTATAGTGATCACCATAACCGTATTGGAACGGTATTTTAATTTCTTTTTCGTCTTTTCGACCATAATTAATTACTATTGTGCCCGCAAAATAACTGTTACCATTAACCTTGTCAAACCATTCTTTGCAGTTAACATCTATTGTTTTTATATCGTTTGCTCTCATTTTATTTATTTTTAGTTTTTTTATTGCCGAAATTATTTTATAGAATTTAAAATTAATGATTTGGTTATGTCAATAGAACCCTTTAATTTTTCCAGTTCCCAAATAACCTCTATATTAGATTCTAAGCTTTTAATTTTATCTAAATCGGCTTGTAAATCTTTTAGTAATGCTTTAGTTATATCATTCATAACACTATTATTTAATATAATTAATTTTCTTTAGTTGCTCAATTGTATATGTATCCCAATCAAACCAGCTTTGTACTTCTTTCTTTGACATTGTTTTAAACGTGCCTTTATGAGGAACATACTGTTTAATCTTTACTATTCCGTAATTACCATATTCAGCGATTAATTTACCTAGTGTTTCAAGTTCGTTATTGAATATAAAGTGTGAAGATTGACCGTGAAAGTCAACCGACCAAATTGCGTTTGATGTTGATATGTATGACATAATGTTATAGTTTAGAAGTTAAATAATTTAATATATACTCTGTTACTGGAATTGCTACAACTATAAAGATAATTAAACCTATTAGTAACAACATTCCTTGTCTTTCGTTTGATAGTTTCATAACTGTTTGTTTTAGTCTTCTTTTTCCGCGAAAAAATAATAATCTGCCCCGTAATCATAATATATTTCAATACCATTAACAGTATCTATATAATTAAAATGAACAGGGAAAAACTCTGTTTGTTCATCTTCTGAGAAGTCGAAACCTTGTGCAAAATCAATTGCGTTGTCCTCAGTTGCCTCACTACCTTGCAATATTGTACTATATGTTTTCATATTCTGAGTTTATTATTTTATATATTTTAGCTTCCATGATTATTTGTTTAAAAGTTTATATTCCTTCAAAGTAATTGAATTGCCCTCACAATCGAAATAAATAGTATAACGATTGTCTGCACAATAATTCTTTTTAACTAAGTAATGAGCTTTTGCGCTTTTATTATCGTTAATTATAAGCTTAACATAATACAAAGTAATATAATTGTTAAACATCTGAACTCTATAACCGTAATCTTTCTTAGTTACTTTTGTTACTCTAGTTCCGTAAGTTTCTATTGGTTCTACTGTTAATAATTGATTGTAGTTCATAGCTATAAAGTATTAATAAATGTTGATGATAAGTTAATTAAATATTCAGCAGTATTTAAAACCGCAATAAAAAATAAAAGCAACCCTATAATTAATAAGATTGCTTTTGTGTTATTAGATAGTTTCATTTTTAACTGTTTTTATTTCTTTTTTGCCGAAAATTAGTTATTGTATAGTAAATTATTTTCTTCACAAAATTTAATAACCTTGTCTTTTATTGGTTGCTCTATATAATCTTTAGTTAAGAAGTAACTGACCGCTACTAAACCACTCCCGCTTGTTATTTCTGCTATTCTATTTACATGATTTAAAGGAGTATTTGCACTTCCCATTTTCCCGCTAACTAATGTATAACGCTCATTAGTATTTTTTGAAGTCCCTAGTATTATTTTGATACTTTTCATAACTGTAAGTTTTAAATGAATATTTGTTTTAGTGCCGTTCTTAATCTCGCTTTAAGATGCTAGTCATTAACTATCAAACGGCTTTGTTTTCTTTTCCCGCATTTCGCCGACAAAAAAGAAAGAACAGACTTTAAATCAAGTCTAATAATATATAAGTCCTAATGAATAGGATAAATGTAATGTATGTAGCGTGTCGCCTATCTCGTACCCTGCAATCACTTTCTAAATTAATAGTAGCTTTATATGATACTCCAATCACCGCTTATCAATATGTCAAATAACTTGTAATCCTTATTCTTATACAAATGTAATTAAAACTTTTTAATCTCAATGCGAAAATAAATTAAATTTTACTTGCATAATTAAAAAGAAAGTGTATAAGAACGTTTTTGTTATGATGTGAAACTCATGTCTCATTCTCATAGTACAAATCTCGGCAAAAAATAATTCACTCACAAGCAAAATAAATTTGGATATTAATTATTAAAGTTGTATAACATGCGCGTGCGTTCCTATATTATGTAATTTCCGCAAAAAACAAAAACCGCAATTAAATTCAAAATCAAAAACACATATTATTATATAGAATAAAGACAGACAAAGAAAGTTGCAAAATAAATATTCTATAGAAACAACCTAAATAAAGAAATATAAGAATAGTTCTAAGGCTAAAATCACAAAGAAAAAACTTGAAAAACTGAAACCGTTTTTAAGGCCTTGTAAGGAAATCAAATCGAAATGATATAGAATGATGGGCGGCTAGGTAAAAAGACCAGGATTTGATACGTCAATATGTTAAGGTCATGTTAAAAAGAGGTCTGTAAAATATAAAATGGATTTAAAAATAAAACCTCCCACCAAAAATTGAAAACTTTTCAAAATCCAGAGGGAGGGGTATATTTTAGAGGCGGGGTTATTTATTCAACCCATATCTCATTATTACGAACACTTCTAACATTACTATCACTGCAACCAATTAACCTAGCTATCTCGCAGTTATTAAAATCTTTCCATTCACCTATTCTAATCTTATTTACTAATTCCCAATTCATTACGTTTCTTCTCATGTTTCGATTGTTTTCTTTCTTTGATACTAGCCTACAATTCGATACACTGTAATTCCCGTCATTATTTTCTCTATCAACTTCTAATTTACAATCAACTGTATATCCATTATCTATAGCCCAATCATAAAACTTTTGAAAAGGTTTAAAACTTTCTTCTATTTGTATCCTTCTACCACCATAATTTTTATAGTCTTTTGAATTTGGGTTGTTACATCTACTAGACATACTGCCATATACTGAACTTAAACGATTTCTGATAATTCTTTCTTCATCGCTATATTTCTCTAATCTTAATTTATTTGCACATTCCGAGCACCTACTAGAATCTGACATAGTTTCTGTCTTACATACTTTTTCATATCCACATTTACATTGCATTTTTATAGTTCTTACTATTTCTGTTTTTTCATTTCTTTCTGCCGAAACTATCTCTAATACTGTCCAATCTCCTTTAACTCTCTTCTGTAACTGCTCAATACTTATATCTGGAATAGGCGATTCTACGGTTGATCTTTTACCCATTTTTTCAGAGTGATCTGTCATGCATCCACAAGATTTCGAATTTTCTTGTCGAATAGTATTTAACAAAACATTTTTGATTTTACCACAAATACATTGAGCTTCAACTTTCTTCATTTTGGAACCATCTGCTGTAATATATGGATCTACTTCTTTTATTACTGTCCAATAACTGTAAACATCTCCAGGAGTTATCTTAATTATTTTTTCTTTATGTATACAACCACAAGATTTGGCAATACCTTTTCTTAAATCCTTTAATTGCTTATTAGTTGTTTTACCGCAATCACATTTACAAACCATTGTCCTTTGACCTTTACCATTTGGTTCTACGTGTTTTTCACCCTCACCTAAAATAGTTAATCTGCTATATTTTGTACCGATTAGATCTTCAATCTTTAATACTGTTCTCATATTTAAATTTTATTTACACAAATATAGGAATAATATTCTATACTACCAAATTAATTAATTTTAATTAACCCCCTAAATAATATTTATAAACAAAAGCCCTCTTCTAATTAAAGAGAGGGTCGGGTATATATATAGCTTAATAAATCATTTATTATTTGTTCTTTTGTGTTGTTATACCTTACTTTTAAATTCCCAATGTTTTAATGATTTCTCCAGGTCTTGTGTTAAATGTTCAATGAAGTGATCAATCTCATTACCTTTTAGTTTATTAACTGTGTTATCTAAATTTGGGTTTATTAGGTATAGTACTCTTTCTAAAATTTCTTCTGTTTTCATTTCTTTTTCCCGCGATTAATAATATACTGATCAAATCTTTTAAAGGTATCCCCTAAATCAAACATTCCTTTTTCTCTGGGGAGGAAATATTCTGCTCATTGTTTTCCCATCCCACGTATCGTAAACTTTATAATCATTACAAGCATAAACTACATTAGTACCTCTTACACCTATATCATGTGAATAATAAATAAAGAATTGTTGTTTACCGTGTATACCTGTCATACATAAATCTATTGGTACGTTTAACGGTAAAAATTTGTCTTTTTACTTTTTCGTAGTTGCTTAGGAACTGTTGTTTATTTTTATTATATGTTTCTTTTTTTCATCTAATAAAAATATTTTTCTGGGAATTTGTCAATCATATAAAATGCGTCTGGGTAATATACTTTAAGTTCTTCTACTCTTTCTTTTGCTCGTTCTTCCGTTCCACAGGTTCTTTCATAAACTGTAATGTCGTTTTTATCTTTGTAAAAAATGTTGTAGTTCATAATTCTAAAATATCTTCAGCTCTCATTCTTAAATTCATACCTAAATCGTGAAATGTTTCCTGGTAACTTCTTGCTGGATTCATCACTGTTGTATTATCCATATACCATTCTATTGCTTGTTTCATTTCAGTTATTAAGTCTAACAGTTCTCTTTGTTTTAATTCTTTTTCCGCAAAAATTTAAAAAGGTTCATCTGAGGTTGATGTATTTTTTAATTGATCTTTTAATATATCAATATTTCTTTTAATCATTTTCTTTATATCTAAAGATTCTTCCATTTACATCTCTTCTATTAAGTCGTTATCTATTAGTAATTGTTCGTAGTTTTCTATAGTTTTCATTGCTTCTTTAACTTTTTTCGCCGAATCTTCATCCAAGAATTTTTCTGGTTTAAAATAACCGCCTATAAATAAATCATAGTAAAAGTCATCTGTTGCTACTGATTCTAAATTTCCGTTTTTTAATTTCATTTTACAAGTTCATCAAATATTAAATCAAAAACAGTTTGTAACAGTTCTCTATTCTTGTGATTGTTTCTATGCGCTTTAATTCTTATTTCAATTCCTAAATCTTCATGTTTACCTATTACTGTTGAAGGCATAATCCCACATTGTTGACCTCCTGTATATTTATGAGGTTCTACAGATATTTGAAACTGTTGTTTAAGTTCTTGTATTCTTTCTTCTAGTGGTTTCATTTTTATTTCTTTTTTGCCGAAATAGCTCCATTAATAATTCCATGTAGATAAGCAATAACAGTTTCTTTTTTACCAGATCCTGACATTTGATACCTTGCTTGGTATGGAGATTCATTAGGGTGTGTTTCATGATAAATTTGATAAGTAGTTTCAAAAGTCATAGACCTCCAAAAATGTTTGTGAAATACAATGTGCTCTTGTATTAATAAGCTATTATCATATTTCCTAGCCTCCTGAAATTCCTTATCAAGCTCTTCATTATCCTGTATTTTACTATACCTCTCTCTTTCCCATTCTGTAACAAACATATACATACCCATATTTAATTTTTTATTTGAAATGGATTATCTTTAGTACCATTCCCGATTGCAAATTTTCTTTTTCTTTTAAAACTAGCTCTTACTAAATTGAAATCATAATTGTAAAACATTTGTTGTTTAAATATAGTACATAGTAAGCAGCTTATTATTAGGTTTAAGTTTTCTATTTTTCTCATTTACTTGCTTTTTATTCTTTTTTCGCGAAAAATTAAACAATTGTCGGTGTTTTATAGTATTTATTTTTATACTCGTATCCACACGAAGTATCTTTACTCTCTTCTTTAGATACTTCTTCTACTTCAAGAGTGAAAATTGAACCCACCATCATAACTTGTTTTACTTTTACAAAAACTTTAGTAGTTGTCTCTTCATACCCTCTAGTATTATCATAATATTTATAATCATCCTGAACTTTTTCAGTGTAATAAGGATTGGATGAGAAAACAGTTTTATAACTTTCACTTTTTACATTTAAAGAAATAAATTTTGTTTCTGTATTTGTCTGAGCCATTACGCCTGAAGCTTCTACATTTGTTTCAGAGTGATTATTTACCTCTTGCATTGTAGTTCTTCTGTCTACTATTGTATTGTTAAACATTGTTTTTAGTTTTTTAATTCTGCGAAAATAATTCCTTGCATAATCTTTTTAAGAGAAGCTATTGCATTATCTCTGCCAGCTTCTGAGCTATAGTCTTCACTGTAAACTACTATTTGGCCATTTTGTGCTTTTACTACAAAATAATACATTCCGTTTTTTCTTTGTTTGCTTTCTATCATATTATTTATTTCCTTTATATAGGTCATTAATTGTAATGCCTTTATTATTTTCTAAACCTAATAGATCAGCAACTGTCTTAAAGTCTTCAGAATGAAATTTTCCTTGATTATACAATTTATCTAAACAATATTTCATTTGAGAAGCCAAAACAATTAAATTAAAATCTCTAGAAACCTCTTCTTCTCTTTCATCTTGGTTTTCCTCAGTTGTATCTTCATCATCAATTGATTTTGTACATATTAGTCTACCGTCTTGATTGTATATTGATGTTTCTGACCAACTATGTTCTACTATTTCCCATTTTTCTATCATGATATTCTTTTTAGTGCTTCTACTTTTTCTTCCTCAAACAATTCTTTTTCAATTTTTTTGCCCGCAACACCCAAAATAAACTGTTTAAATTGGTAAGGCGCTTCGTCAGAACTGTCCTCTATAATTGTAATGCCATAGCTATTTGCAAAATTCTGAATCTTAGTCAACTTATAATCTGAATAATTGTCTTGGTCTTTCTCTCCAAGTTCCATTTTATAAACAATTAGATCACTTTCAAAATAATATGTTCCTGGTTCTACTAGTATTGCTTCTGTTACTACTTCTGTATTTTTAATTATCCTCATTATCCATTATTATCTTATTAATATCTCCCACTTTATTAAATCTTTCCGCCCACTCAGAGTGAGATTTAGGTTCACCAAACAGTTTAAAATAAATTTCGTAAGCTAATGGTAATGTTTTTAGGTATTCCGTATTATTTTCCTGCATAATATTCTTTTAACTGTTTAATTCTTGTTTCTATATGTTCTGTGATCCAATTATACTCTGGCTTTTCAACTTTTTTGCCGCCGTAATCATAGTAATGAGCTAACGGCAAATTAATATTAGCAATATCTTTAGGTCTTAACTTTAATTTTAAATCAATTGCTTTTTTAATTTTGTCTTGGAATACTTCTGGAGAGATCTCTAACAATTTTTCACTTTCTTTTCCAAGTTTTTTAGCGGCGAATCCATGACACTCTCTTAGATGATCATTTAAAGTTGTCTGCCAATACCAATAACCTTCAATAGAATTAAACCATCCATGCTCAGTTTGTATTGGCTAATAACTAAAATTACTAAGCCATCTCCCTATTTCTGTTTTGCCTTTGGAGTAGATATTTATATGTGTTTCTCCGTCAATGCCTTCTATCATTTTACAAATTTACTAATTATTTTTGAATTGACAAAATATTTACATGTTTATTTTTGTTCAAAATAAAAAATCCCTCAATTAAGAGGGACTGTATTTAGTATTTTGAAGTGCAAGGTGAGACTTGTTCAAGTTCTCTGGGCTGATATACTAGTTCTGAACTTCTTCTTAAATTAGATCTTTGAAAGTGAACTTGATTTTCTATTTTATTTACCAGAATATTAATATTTGCAAGAATTCCTTCAGATGGAGAAGGTTCTGATCCAATACCTTTTGAATCGTCTTTTAATTCTCTGTGAATTGTCTCATTTATATTAAAATGCTCACTATTATTTTCTGAGTATTGATTTAATATTTCTTGTAATCTGTATTGAATGTTTTCTAACGTCATTTTTAATTGTTTTAATTGATTATTATTTGTTTTTGATAGTTGTGTATAACTTGATATATTTTAGTGTCTTAAATCAAAGATTTATTAAATGTAAGTCTTTTTTAAATAATACAACATCTTTCCCCTTTTTATATTTTTTAACTTGCTTCTTTGTTAATCCTAACTTTCTAAGCTTTTTTGCGAATTTTTTATTGTTTTCTTCATCTTGCTGATTTAAAATCTCTTCGCTTACTATTGAAGACTTTCTTAAATTATGCACAAGTCTATCCCATTTGTGAAATAAAATGAAATCGAGTCCCTCGTGTGTCAGTCGTCCTTTATAGTCTGTGAGTAACATTGTTCCCGCAGACATAAGTTCGTCAGTTAAAACAATTTTAATATTATCTCCAAGAGAATTAAAAAAACTTATTAGACACCTCATGGGATCTATACTTCCTCCTTCTGTACTAAAATAAAGAGTGATATCTTCTTTTCCTTCTAACTTGTCAATTAAATTATTAACTGTTTCTGCGTTTATACCTTCGTTGAAAAAATAATGCATTTATATAAGTTTATTGATTGCTTCCTCTATTGTATTTGATTTTATAAAAAACTCTTGTAGTTGTGCAGCAGAGTTAGTTTCATTATAATTTTCTAATTCTTTTTTCTCGCCCATTCACCATACAATCAGCATCTTCAACAAGAATAAAACTGTTTTCTTTTACTCCTTGAAACGCTAGTCTTAATTGGGTTCCATCAGTAAGAGAAGTTAAATTTAAAGAATATACATCCTTTTTTAGGTATTGAGCTAAAGCAATTATTGTACTTGTCTTACCATTTCCTGGTGACCCTTCACATAAATAACCTCTTTTAAAAGTAGTACCTCTGTGCGCATATAAAGCTTTTGAAGAAAAGAACTGTTGGAGGTCTTCTAGTAGCTCATTCTTCTCAGAATTAAATATTTTTTCAAATGTTTTTCCGCCCAGATTATTAACTTTTCTCCATGAGTCAAAGTTATGATATTGCATTAAATGACTTGTAGTTTTTTCTTTTAAAGTTGAATTATACTCAGCAACTACTTCACTTATAAGATTTTTTAAAGTTTGCCTGTTAAAATAAGTTGTTAAAGTATAACTATCAATATGCGCTCCGTCCACATAATGGGCTCCGTCTAATTTTTCTCTGGTTGATTCTAGAAACACTGGAGTTCTACTTTGCCAAAAATAAAAAGCGGATTCAAAATTATTTTCTTTTAGTTTGTATTCTTTGACTTCATCTTCTTTATACTTATTTTCGCACTCAACAGTTATTAAAACTTTTTTATATTTATCAGAATGGTTTTTCTGTAGCCACCAATTGAATATAAAATAAATATCTGTCTTAGACTCAATTCTCATTGTATAAGAAAACTGTCTTTTTATTCTCCCCCAAATCCACGGAAAAAAAGATTTAAGCCAAAAACCTAATGCTGATAAAACAGCTATAGCAGCGCCACCTTTGAAAAATTCATTATTATGCAATTGTTCTACTACAAACTGTTTTACTTGTTCTATCATTTAATTACCTATTTTTGTTCCTAGCCAAAACCCAACTCCAACACTAACAGGAATTAAAGCTTTTTCTAGCCAACTTTTAGTTTTTAATTTACTGTTTTCTTTTTCTAACCCGTTATTTAAATTTGTTTGCAGAACATTCAATTCTTTGTATGAATCTAAACTTTTCTCCGTAGCTTTTAAACTAATATCTTTATCTCTTAGTTGCTCGTCTTTTAAGTTTACAACACTGTCTTTAGAAGAAAGCTGTACATCTTTTTCTTTTATGATGTCTTGCGCCGTATTAGCGTCAGCAATAGTTTCAAGAATTTGATAAGTCATTGGAGGTTTAACATCAACAGAATTATTTGTGGCTGTAGCGTCTTTAGAACTATAATTTTCATTTAGTGTTTCGGCCACTTCAACTAAATTTTTATTTCTAATTAATTCTTTCTTTTTTTTATTTGATTCCTGTAAAGCTATAACTTTTTTCTCACTGTCTTTAGCTTTTTGCTGAAACTCATTAATTTGTTTTTGTTTTCTTATGTCTTCGGCCTTAATAGAATCTCTTAAAATTTGCAGAGTCTTATCAATAGTTTTTACACCATCTTTTAATTTCTCTACTTGATCTTTCAAAGCGTCATTTTTGCCCGCCTGGAACTTCTGTTGATTATTTACACAACTTTTTACGCCGAAAAAAATCAGAACCAGCACTATACCTAATGCTGGCCATCTATACTTATTTATTATTTCGTTCACTTTTTACTGAGTTAGAATTCTTTTTACTAAATAATCTAGATCCCTTAGGAAATCTAGTATTTAAAATTTGTCTTAATGTAATAATTTCTTTCATATTTTTTATATTTTTGAATATTCTGTTAGTTTTTCTATACAAATATCAGACGCCTGTTTTAAGGAAGTGTTTTTATCTGTCACTATAATAATTAATTTTAAATTATCTAACTCTAAATCAATAAATCTTTGATCGTTATTTTCTAAATCTTTCATGTTTATTTTTTTTTATAATTCCCACCTTAATATTTGTGATTCTGCTATATATACTTCTCCGTCTCTTTCCATAAGTCCACCGACAACTAAAACATCATCAACTTTAACTGGTGTTTTTGTAAGTCCTTCTCCAATGGCTACCACTTTAACTCTATTTTTGAAAACACCTGTTTTATCCATGACATTTTCTTTAATCATTATTTTTTCAACTAAAATAAGTTCTCCAAAAATTCTATAATTCTTCTTCTCCATTTACTTCAACGTTTTTAATTGTATTATTGTAGAGTTCAATGAACCATTTTTTGTCTTCTAAGTAATTTCCAGTGGCATCAGGATTCATTTCATAAATGTCACCGTTTTCTAGAAACATATTATACGTCGATTTCATTTGTGTCATAACTTTTGGTGTTTAGTATTTGAAATAAATCATTGAATTCATTTACTCCAATATCTTCTAATTTGCAATTAATCTGTATTCTAACTCTGTCTTTGCCCATTTTAGCTTTGAAAAATAGTTTTTCTTTAACCGTTTCAAAAGCTAGAAATTTGCATTCTACTCCTAGCTTTTTCTTGGTATTAACTATTTCTTGCTTTAAATACTCGGATTGAAATTGATGAACTCCGTTCTTTATTCTATTCATTCGGTACAACTTCTAGTTTTGATTTCTGAGCTTCTTCCATTTCAGCAATCAGTATGTCCATGTGAACTGCCTTACCTGCATCAATTCCTCTATCATGAATAATGAATCTGTTTTCTAATGCTTTCATTACAATTGCTGTAGGGTCTCCAACATAAGCTTCAATTAAATTATTGGCCGCCATAAAACCTACAGGATCAAAAACTTTAGTCACTTTACCAGAATCAATATCTTCTTGTTTTGGTGACAATACAATATCGTCTCCTTGCCAATAGCGATATTTCAAAGGCCTAACCTGTTTAACATTCTGATTGAAAAGTCTTTCTACAGATGCAGAGGCAATTGCAAACTCTTCTCCAGTTATTTCTATTTTTTCGTCTGCTCGGAAGCCACTGTTGTACTGATTTAGAGGCTCTGACGATTGATTTAATTCTTCTTTTTCTTCGTTCATTATTCTTTTTAATTTATTCTTATTATAGTTTCAAATATATCTTCGGTTAATAATCCCTCATTACAAGGGTTAGGATCGTGATAAAGCTTTCCATTTTTATAAATACATACATGATTTGCTCCTCTATTTGTCTTTCCAATCACCATATAAAATGAATCATCATATAAATGCCCTGGAATAGTTCTCCAAAACCAACCTCTTTCTTTTAACCAAGTTTGTAATTGAATATTCCAATATTCTTCTTTAAATTTCTCCTGAATTTGAATTACATATTCAGGAGAATCTAAGTCTAAAAAACAAGCTATTACAGTTGGGAAACAATTACCTAAAACTTCTGGTGGAGTATGTATTCTTGTTTGTTTTAACTTCTTCATTATCAATCACTTAAGCAAATGGTAAATCTTGATAGTCATCCTCTTTCACATTTGTTGCGGGTTCAAATGCTTCTGTTGGTGTAGCTTTAGGAACTTCAGCTTTTGTTGGTGCTTGTGTAGTTGTTGTAGCCTCCCCTTGAACCCACTTTAGTCGGTCTGTTTCTGCTTTTAACGCTCCTAAAAGATAGTCATTTTTAGCTTCTAAAGTAACAGCTGTTGGTTTATTTTTACCTAGCGCATCTTTTTTCCAAGTAAGTCCAGGAATATCCCCTTCTACAGATTTTCCCTCTTTATCTGTGTAAGCATTGGTCAATCCTTTTACCTTCTCACCATTAACTTTCACAGAGATACCAATTTTAGAATACTTATCTCCTTCGGGTGTGAAATTATAACCACTAATTGTGATTTTATCCCCTTTATTTAATTTTGGAAGTACTTTAATTAAACTTTCCGCATATGTGTCAACATTACCTTTTTTATCGGCTACATCCACTGGAACATAATAGACATTATCTCCATCTTTAATATTTAAAGAGATTTGATTCCCAAATTTTCCTTCATAAATAGAAACTGATTCTAATACACCAGATACTCCATCTTTTGAGTATTTTCTGTATGAGATATTTCCTTTTGAAGAAGTGTGTTTTACATAACCTTCTTTTTCATCTTTTGAATAGTCAAAGAATTGACCGCTTCCGAATTCTAATTGCAAATAGTTTTTTTCAATTGCCATTTTTACCTAACTTTATTTAATTGTTTAATTTATTCTTGTAATTTAACTTTGCCTGTTTTTTCTCATCTTTCGTAAAATAAGATTGAGCTTTCACTAAATAATTAGTTTTATCTTCATTGAAGAAGAAGTTTCTAACTATTTTTGTCCCGCCTTTTCTTGTCTCTATTTCATGAGTTACTAATATTTCCATTTTTATATGTTTTAATTATTAATTTATTGTATACAAATATAGTGATTCTATTTGACAAATCCTAATTTTCTTCTGTGTTTATTTCTTTTTCCGCGAAATTTTTTATCTTTATTATTCCTAGTTTTATCTTAATTCGGCGGATAAAATAATTAAAATCAGCTTTTATATGATCAAACCTTGTCATCTCTAAATAGTCGATATAAGAGTCAATTTCATCAACCGTTTCTGTTACTGTTATGGTTAAATCATCATTAAGAAAAACAGTTGTAAGTCCTCTATCTGTAACAGCTAGTTTAATATCATCTAAATAAACCATTATTTCAGTATATATCTCTTCGAAATCTTCATCTTCTACTTCAAATGCTTTTTCTCTGTCTTTTAGTTCTTGTGGTATTCTGTCTTCACCTACATTTAAATCTTCATAAAACTCTCTAGTATGCCCTGCATCACATCTTGGAACAGCATTTTCTTGATTTTCTAATCTTTTTTCGGCGGACTCTTTTAGAATTTCTCCAAATCCTGTGAGGAATAGTCTTTTTCTTTTCATCTATTTTCTTTCTATTTGGTCTAATATAATACTCATATTCGTAGCTACAGCGGCTAAATGATCCTTATAAGTTTCAGTGTCTGCTTCGATAGGTTTAATCATTTTTCTAATATGTCTGAAAGCCGCCCACAAAATTTCATTCTGATCTATTTCTTTAAGCGTATTTCCTTTAGGATATTTTACTTTATTATCCATAAATCTTTTGGCCATTAAATCTAGAAGATTAAAATTAATCTCTGAATAATCTAGTTTTCCTTCTATTTCTTTTTTACCCACCGTTACTTCTGAAAATACTTTATTTATTTCTTTTTGATCTTCAATCTCCTTATGTCTTGTACTATGTCCTACAATAGCCTTATAAGCTTCGAGTGAGTCTTGAATATTAAAACCAATTTGGGATATATCTACAGACTTAATATTTTTTATATCAACAACATAAAAAGGGTCAATATTTTTATTTGGTATAGTTGAATCCTGAACTTTTTCAAAAACTGTTCCTCCTGTGTGTGACGTGTTTTTTAAATGTTCTAGTAGTTCTTTTTCATCTTCGGCCAACATAATTTTTGTTATATCTTCTATACTATTGTGCGATTTAAAATTCAATATATTGTTTCTTAATTTTTCTAATTCCTGTTTTTCTTCTAGTTTTTTCGCGGAACTTTTAAACCAATATGGTATTTCCACTACTTCATCCAAGAAAAATGGTTCTTTATATTTTATATTATCTTCAACTCCATTAAAAACTTGCCTGTTAAATTCCTCTTCCGTTACTTGTTTACCGTTAATTTCGTATTTTGCCATTTATTTTTGTTTGTTATTGTTTTCGCGCGATAAAAAATTAAAAATCCCCTAAAAACAGTAAACACTAACTGTTACCTTTCGATTGCTTGCTATCTGCTATGCGTGTCATTCTCTCACAGAATCTCTAATAAGCGGGAACTTAAATTGACCTAAAAGCAGATCTTACGGTATGCAAATTAAGTACTGTAAATTTACAATTAATTTTTTAATTACGCAACTTTTTGTTCACCTTTTTCTAGATAATCTATAATTTGTGTTAGAATAGGGTTTCTATGATTTGATTTTAGTGTTTTATAACCTACTAATCCAGAATTTTCTAACTTCATAGCCTCATAAATACAACTGTTTTTACCTATTTGTTTATCGACCTGTTCTTTAGAACCACAAAAAATCATTTTACTACCATTACCTAAACGCGTCAAAATCGTTCTAAAATCAGCATAAGTCATATCTTCATATTCATCCACAATAACCACACTGTCAATAAATGTACAACCTTTTGCCACCTCAATAGGCATGATTTTAACTAATCCCTCTTTCAACATTTTATCTGTTGTTTCTTTACCTTGACATACTTCCATATTTTGAGTGATTGGGAATGTGTAAGGTGCCATTTTTTCCTCTAATGTTCCAGGAAGTGCAGCTAGAGAGTTTTTGATCATGGGGCGTGTGATCCAGATATTATTGAATTGTTTCTTTCTGAACGCTGTTAATGCTGTATGAACAGCCGCTAAAGATTTCCCTGAACCAAAATCGCCGTGAAGAAAACAAACATCAAACTCATAAAATAATTTTACAAACTCTTTTTGCTCTTCGTTTAAATCTACCTTCAACTTAGGCTCTGTTTTAAGAACTCTTTTTTCTTTGTTTTCCTTCTTCGGTGAATTTATCATATTTTATTATTTAGTGAAGTAAATGTAGTGATTTAGTTTGAGATAAACAAATTATTTTATATATTTTTTCGGAAATTTATTCTCTATCTTCTATTCCGTTTTTATTATAAAATATATTCCAGTAATCATCACCGCCGAAATCAGATCTAACTAAAACTGCTGTTAACTCTTCAGTGAAAATTAATTGTTTAAACTCGGAAGAATAATCTAAATCCTCTTTATTTTCTCCCCATTGTATTGTTCCGCCATCTGTTGTCCAATACTCATTAGGGTTTTCATTAAATAAATAATTCCCAAAATATTCGCAATCAAAGTATTCTTCTAAAGCTTTTACAGAACTGTTGTAATTTTCTATTAGTTTATTCATTTACTTCCTCCCATTTATAACTGACTACTTCTTTTTGTTTAACTCGTATCAGTGATGTGTAATCGGTATCAAAACCATCATCTTCACTCCAAATAACATTATTAGTCTTCCAAGTTCCTACATATTTTCCAAAATCCTTGATATCAGGAAAATGCTTACTATCTTCTTCTATAAATTCAATAATTTCGTCTCTATAAAAACTGCTACCTCGTCTATGATCCATATTCTCTTCAATAGAGAACTCTACGATATCATCGAATAATGTTGGTTCTTCTTTGTATGTTACTTTGTTTATCATATTTTTTATTATTTATTTTCTTTTTTCGCGGGATTTAAATGTTTAGAATACACAGTGGCCTTGCACCAAAAATTGTAAAAATCTTCACTTAGAAGGCTGTCCGAACAATATATGGCCTGACTTTCATAGTAAGTTAATTCTGCTTTTGAATAACACCAACGTATAATTTCTTTAGAATATTGATCACCGTTTTTAATGTCTTCCAGTAAAGACTTAGAACTACCACAATAATCGGTAAATGGATAAACTCCTTTAGATTGTCCTTTCTTTATACCACTTGTATAATTAGGTTTCATTATTGTCTTTCTACCTATGTAACGCTTATTTTTAGTTAAGTTGGTTATTTCATATATAAATCCTAGAGCATTTGGCTCGCAGTCTTTAATATTCTTAATTTCTTTCCCTTTATAAAACCAATTAACTGTTTCTTTTTTTACGGCCATTTTTCGTTGTATTGTTCTATATTATAACTCCATCCAAATTTTGGTAATTGTCTTTCATAAACATATAATACTCCTCTACCTAAGTCAAAAATATATCTGTTGTAAAACCATTCTCCTCCTTTAAATTTTCGCCACCATTTAAATTTGCTCATATAAATTACTTTTATAAATGATTAAGTAACTCAAAAGTAGACTGTATTTTAAGATGCGTTTCAAGATTTTTATCTATATCATAATTTAAATCATAGAATAATAATTCTAGATCTTTTACTGTAGGTTTATTACAATAATATTTTTCTAATAAATCTTCATATACTTTCTTACCCAATTCCTTTACGTTTTCTGAATTACCTTCTCTTTGACTTCTTGTAATTATTCTATCTATTATGTGTTTCATATTTCTATTTTAGTTGCCATTTATTTTAGAGTCTATTTCGTGTAATTCCTTTATAGTTCCTGTTTTAACAGCTTGTTCATATGCAAAATTATACAATTCCCCTATATGTGATTTTTTAATTGTTACCTCAAAATCAGAGTCTGCTTCACATTCTTCTGGTATATCTTCATTTAATTTACCATATCTTAATTCATACTCTTCTTCTGTGAATATTTTAAATTTCACTTTATTTATTTCATATTCTTTTTCACCGAAACTTGTAGAATAAATATTGGACACATTACTGATGAATTTATAAGTCTCCTCAGACATTGGAATTGTCATAAATTGAGGTAGAAGTGGTTCTGGATTTACTGTGTCAAAATATACTCCTCTTTTCATTTCATCCATAATTCTGTACATATCTTCTTCTGAGTGAATTTTTGGCTCAATATGTATTTGAATAGGAACTGTTTCTGTTATTGCGTAGTATTTCATTAATATAAATTTATAGTTGTATAATCACAACCTGTTTCTTCCGCTTCTTTAATTGCTGTATTTTTATCAGTGAACGCGCAAATAGTTTCTCTGTCTGAGTCTATTAGAATGTAAATTACTTGTGTCATAGTCCTACTTTATTTAATCTTTCTAACTTTTCTTTTAGCTGTTCTAAGATTTCTATATCATCTTTTTTCGCGGGATCAAAAATCTCAAGAATATTCTCTAATTTATATAAAGTAGCTCCAACACTGAAATCTTCTTCCTCTATATCCTCTGTAATCTCTTCAAATAAATCTATTACTAATTGTGAATGTTTACCCATATTATAGTAAACTTTAGTTTCTAATTCCTGTATTTCTTTTACTGTGTCTTTCATATCTTTGTAATATTCTAAATATTCCATTTTATGATTGTATTTTGTGAACAGTCAGAAAGTCTTAACTGACAAGTATTTTAGTTTTATAGTAAGAACTTCTCCACTTTTGATAGCTTTTTTATTTTTGTTGTCCACTTAAATATTAAAACAATTTTTTACATTCAGTGATTAATTCTAAACTAAATTCTGGATTATCTCTCAAAACATCTCTTGCTGAATCTTTACCCTGACCAATTTTTGTATCTCCGTAAGAATACCAACTTCCAGAAACTTTAACTAAACCTAAGTCAATAGCATTATTTAGAATATCCATTTCTATATCAAATCCTAATCTATTATCGTAAGGTAATGAGAATTTAGCGCCCCTGTTACCAGATAATTTATCTTTATTAACTGTTACATTTACTTCTTGACCAACAGTATTTTTCTCTTTATCTTTAACATTACTCCTAGTCAAGTACAATTTTTGACTTGCAAAATCATGAATAGATCTTCCTCCTGGCTCTTTAAATGGCTCAAAAACATTTCCGATATTTTCGTAAAGATGATTTGTGACAACAAGAGCAGCTTTTGATTTATATATTTTACCCATAGAACGACGGAAAAACTTTTTATAAGCTCTTGCTTGCAATCCCATCTGTTGTTCTTCCATTGTAGCTTGATACTCTCCTTTTGGAGCTAATGAGTCAAATCCATCAAAAATTACAATATCTGCAACAGTACATAAATCTTCAACCATTTCAGCCCCTTCCTCTAAGTAAGTTGGTTGTAAAACGTGTATTCTTTCTTTTTCAATACCAAAATATTTATCAATCCATAAGTAGGAAGAATCTGACCAATTGAATTCATTATCACAAAAGCCAATTACTTTATCTTTATTAGCCCCAGCAATAGCTAAAGCTAAAGATGTTTTACCACAGGAGGCAAATGCTGAGTAAGTTGTTATCTTACCATACGCTGGAGCACCACCTAAATATCGGTCAAACGATAAAAATGGATTTTTTAATCTTTCTACAGAAGTGTCAATATCTTCTAGTGATTTAGGAGCTTCAAATATTTGATCTGTCTTTTTGTACTTTGCATACATTTTATCAATTGCTGATAATGCTTTTTCGTCTTCTTCTTTAACTAATTTCTTTGCCATTATTTATATCTATTATTTTTGTAAAGCATTCTGTGTGACCACCTTTGAAGTAGTTTTTTGGTTTATATCTATTCTCTTTATTTTCTCTTTTGAAGGCTTTCTCTAAACAACATATTCTTAATCCATCATACGATTCCCTAATTTGAATTATATCATAATTATAAGGCATTTCCTTTTTGTCTTTAAACCTTCTTGCAACGGTCAAGAAAGTCCTGCCTACTTTATAAAATTCCTCTTCTTCGTTCCAACATCTTATTATATACATCTTATAGGAATCAAAATACTTAGATTTTTCTGCCATCTTTATCCAATCCTTGGCCTGCCAACCTCCATTATCCCTATAGACTTCCGCTCTAGTATCATCAAAACATTTGCTACATCCTTGATTTTTGGTTGTAAAATTAGACCCTTTTATCTTGAAATCTCCGTGTAATAAACAATTTATAGTTACATAATCATCAGTACCTTTTATTTCTAATTTATCATAGTTATATAATTCAAATTTATCATTCCTATCTTTGGCATAATTTAACCAAAAAGCTTTCTTATCCACCGCAGAATCAAATCCTGGTTTTGAACCCGAATAAAGAGAAGTTAAAGTTAATATGTGTTCTCCATATATTGATTCTATCAATAAAGGTTTATGCCAACCTTTAAATTCCCCCTTTATTGTGAAAAACCCTTCTCTATAAGATTTACTATGTTTTAGTAAGATGTTTTGGATATATAAATTCTTATCTATTGCAGACCTTGTTGTGCATGGGTTATGGTTTGCCAGTAGTGAATTAGGAGTCATATGACATATTCCAAACTCAGTATTTACTTTTAATTTTGTGATTGCTGTCTTATATTCATCTACCATTGTAAATTTTCCTGCCCTGTATGCATCATTCAGCTCGTACAAATCGATTAAAAATTGTTCATTCGTTTTTAATTTTTTACTCCCCATTAACGAACTATTGAAATTCTAGTACTCAAAGAGTTTAGGATTTGAGATACAGAGGATAGTACTATTTCCACTCTTTTCTTTTGTCTTAATGTCTCCTTACATCTTTCTACCTCTTCTTTACAGTCTATTCGAGCTAAATTTCCCGCTTCGGCTACAGTCATTGCTTTTCCATTAGAGCCTAATTGAGAATGATAATATTGTTCTCTTTCTGCTGTTTTTGTCTTTCTGGCGTGCTCTGCAAAATCATAATTACTTAATGCTACTGAAGCACTATCACTCATATAAAATAAATTTATACTTAGTTCTTCTCTGAGTAATTGTAATTTATGAACATCATAACTTTCTTTATTTTCATCATACTCTTCGACTAATTCTGTTAATCTTAGAAAAGGATGTATTTTTTCTTTACTCATTACCTTTAAATTTTTCTATTACTTCTATATAGTCTTCTCTTTGAAATACTTTTATTATTTTACTTCTTTCGCGCAAATCTTTTACCAAAACTTCACCTAAATATTCCTCGAAGTCTTTATGGTGAAGTGATTTATATCCTTCAACTTGAATTTGTGCATCAAAAGAATTAGATTGTTTTGAGACTAGATGAACATTAGTTAAATCATATCTTGTATTCATTACAGCTCTGTCTATGTAATGTGCGCACTCCATGTAATTTACTGGATAACTTCTATTTTTGAGTGGACAATGTAAGTAGTTTAAATTACCTTCTCTTTTAAGTAGATATTGTCTTAACCAGTAGTCTGCTGTTCTTTTTAATTCTGAAATAGATAATTTATCGTAGTCGTCAGTATTAAAATCTAGTCTTTTTGTTTTGAAGCTTTTCATTATGTAAATTTACAACTTTTATTTGACATACACAACTGTTTTTAGTTTTTTATTTCGCGGAATTTAATAATGTCCAGGCATTGTAAAACTTCCTTTTTCTCTAATATCTTTTTGTAGCTTTTGCATAAAAGGAGTTTCACCAAGTTCTTTTATTTTCTGGTAGAAATCTCGGCCTTTTAAACTATAAAAATCTGTATGAAACCCTTTTCCTATAAATACTAGAGTTTTATCTGGAATACCGTATCTGTTTTTATATCTTTCAGCTTGTTTTACAGCAGATGGTGGGAAGAATAAATCATTAATACTTAATAATATTTTATATAATATTTCGTTTTTCATATTTCTTTCCAAATAAATATTGGTTCTTTAAGTATATTTGTATAATCATATTTAGGATTCTTCACTGTCATCCACTTTTTATCACATCTCTTACATTTACATCTTGTGGGTTGTGACTTTGAATCATAACTGTATTTGTGGCCTATTATTTTACAGACTAATTTTTTCATTTTAATGCACTTATTATTTCTTCTCTTAACTTATCATCTTTTGTTTCTTTTTTAAGCCAGAGAAGATATTTACGATCTAAATCTTTAATTTCTGTGAGATTTTTTCCAGAGTATTTTCCAAAATTAAGAGTTGTATAGACCTTTTCTTCCTTATTTAATATGCTTTCTTCGCGAGGTTTAAACTGTTTCTTGTTTCTCTTTATGTAGTCTGTTAAAACTGTTCTTTTAGTTTCTGAATCGGATTCTCCTGCGCACCATACTATTTTATTATCTTTATTTAATAAATAGTGGCTGTAATCTACCCAAAAATTTGAAGATTTGTCCAAGAACTGTTTTATAACTATTTTACTTTCCATCTAATTTAAAACTACAACCTATTCTATAATAATCAATACCTTCGATATAATTTATAAACTTATACTCCCTTAAAAATTTAAATAACTTTTTATGATTCCTTTCATCAAAACAACCTAATGGTACTACTTTAAAGTAATCATTTTCTACCTGACTTACTATATATTTAAGTATGTATAATTCCCGTCTGACAAATGATCCTAAATTATTTAATATAGCGCAAGCATTTTCAATTTTAGCTGTATATAACAACTCAGAAAAAACAGTATCGTTATATGCTTTTGTCAAATAATGAGGAGTAAAGTCTGTTAAATTAGCTACAGCCATTTTATACAGATTATCTATAAACTCCTCATTTTCTTTTTTGGCGGAATTAAAATCTTTTCCAAATAAATTGAATGCAAGTGAATTTTTAAAATCTTCATTTGTTATTTCTACTACATCTTTAACTACCATAATACTTTAAGAATTATTTCCATAAACTCCCATCTCAATATCAAATTTAGTATCAAACCATAAATCATGATTTAAATTTCTCTCTGCTTCTGTTAGTCTCTCATCCATAGAGTTCACATAATATTCATTAGCTTTATTCATTGCTTTTATCCAAGGACTATCTCCTTCAAATTTAATCTCGTTTACGTGTTTCATAATTATCTCAATAAAGATTTTAATTCATCAATAGTCTCTTGGTCAACATCAGCTTCGTCTTCATCATATTCTAAATTTTCTTCGGATCTTTCAATAAATCTCTCAATAAAACTATGATCATAATCAATTCCATTAGGGTGTTGTCTAAGAAACTCTTTTACTTTTTTCTTATCCTCAATAATTTTAAAATCATTTTCTTCCATTTGATCATACACTTCTGAGTGTTTACCCCAAATTTCACCGAAATCAACTGTTTCTCCTAAAAGGATATATTTAACTCTAAGTGCGTTTTCTAAAGGTAAAGATCTTTGTTCGAATACAGAGCCTCCTCTTGAATCCCAAGACATTTGAAGAATAACTAATTTATCTTCTTTTAGTTTAATTTCGTTACACTTTTCGGTGATTGTTACTAAAGATAAAAACTCACCATTAATTTCAATTCCGTCTTTTTTATATTTTACGCTCATAATTTTATTTAATTAAATCTTCTAAACTATTAATTATTTGTAACCTGATTTCTAACTCCGATTCTAACGCTATTTTTGAGCAATCCAGTTGGTTTAAATCTACTGGTGATAGTTTGGTGTCATCTATTTGAGATAGTTCTTCTAACATGTTTTTAATTTCTTTTTGCGCGAAATCATGTTGTAATATTAATTCTTCTATTTTCTCTTTCATTATTCTTCGTTTTGTATAAAATGTCCTGCATATTCCATCTTTTTATTAAAATGTTCTAGATAATAGAAGAAGCCGTCTGGTGAAACATACATATTTCTTTTCTTCTTTTTAAGCTTTCTAGTTCTTTTTACAATACCTTGTTCTATTAGACCTGAAAACATTTCAAAAGTGCAATGATCGTAGCTTTCTCTCACATATTTAACAGCTTCTATCTGTTCTGGTGTGTACTGAAACTTAATAAGTATTTTTAGGTAGTCTTCCCAACTCTGTTTTGTTGATTCCATAGTATTAAATTAGTGTTTCAAAATATCCCCCGTTAGTCTTATTTAAACCCTCCATTAAGTTATAATACTTAATTTGGTGTAAAACTTTTTCTAGCATAATTATAACATCTCTATCAATTAAATTTTCACATGTACCTTGAATCCTTAGTCCATCATTTTGATTAGTTAGTGTAATTGTTATATTTTCCATTGTTTGTATTTAATTTTAAACAAATTTACAAATTATTTTTTAATTTACCTAATTTTTAAGTAATTATTTTTATTTTTCCGCCATAATATAATTAACTGTTCTTTCTTTTACTGTGGTTTGTCGGAACACCTAAAGACAAAGCTAATCAAAAAACAGTTATTACTACGTACTCTACTTCAAACTGTAAGTATGCGCAAAGTAATGCCCTGCTCGGGCGGAGGTTAACCAAGGTTCTACGCTTCGCTTCGTACCTCGTTTAACTAATGAATTATTTTTTATCAGTTTTTGAAGTAGAGTACGTGGTAAAGAACGCTTACGCGATTTCGGTCGTTCCTCCCTCACCAAGGAATTTTTTTATTTATCCTCACCCCCAAACCCCCTCTCCTTATAAAAGTAAATTTTGGCTGAATGATCAACCTTCAGGCGGAAATAATGTAAAAACACCTCCTTGTCCTTTTAGCTTAAGTCCAGGAAATTAAATCCCTTTTCCGCAACATGAGCGATTATATCGCAGCTCCATGTTATTAAACGCGAAAGCCTCTTAAAACTAACAGTCCGCTGGTGATAACAACTGTTTTACGTTTTAAAAGGCTTCCTTCTTTTTATATGTCTTTACTTATATATTAGGTTATCACAACTAATATAAATCGGTATTTTTATTTCAGGGTGTAAATGTAATGATTATTTTTGATATATGCAAATTAATTCAGTAGAAATTAGTGATGATTTTTAAAGAAGTTCTTTAGGCTTCAAAACCCCCACTTATAGTACGCCCTCTCACGATCTACTTAATTTTAACGCAAAAATACAAAATAAAAATCTAATACACAAATTAATTAATTTTCATTAAAATCTTTTTCTTCGCCATTATCAAAAACTTCGGGCTTAAAAAGAAATAAATTATAAAAGAACAGTTTAAGACTCTCAGCATAAACAGATTCACTAACATTCTTACTCTCGTACTTTCTAAATAAAGAAAAAGTAAGAGCTTTAATAAATTCTATATTCTGTTCTCTATATTGAAATGAAACGTCACTATAACTGATATAATGGTTCCATATACGAGAATAAAAGTCTTCGTAACTAAGCATTTTCTTTTGGTTTTAAATGTGAAGCAAATATACAAAAACAGAATCAAAATAAAAAATTACTTACTTTTAGACAGCTCTCATACAAAATATTTTTGACATACTATCTTAATAAAAAGTTAAAAGTAT